ACGTCTTGTCATAGCGAACACGCTGCGGAACCCACTGCCAGTGTTTTGGTCGACTTGCGTCATAACTAAACTCTACGATAGTTTCATCGTCAAATATTTCATTTTCGGCAGTAAACATTTGCGCCACGCCGTTCTCATCTTCGCGCAACGGAATATTGCAAATATGTGTATCAGGGTCATACGGGTTTGTGGGATAAAATGGGAGCGGTTTATATCCTTCTTCGAGGTCAACGTCGCTTGCAGATGGAATTTTATCATCGATAATGGCAGCGCATGGGTTGAGATAGCCGTGTTTGCGTTCGTCATAACCGACGCGCAAAATAATCGTCTTATATTGTTGTAATTGTTCGCTGCGCAACGTGTCAATTCCGCCTTCAAATATATTGCCTACAAAGTCTGTCATAGTAGTTTGATTCTTTTTTGTAGTAATAAGGAAGTCAATCGTATTCTGGTTGAGGGGTTTCCATTTGAAAGAGAGATCCCATGTTACTTTATGCATTGGTCCTGCAACACCGATTTTATTACTTGCAACTCCGGTATTGGTTGGTGTGAAAATAAGGCCATCAGTATTATACTCGTATACGCCGGCTTTTTGTCCTGCGATAATAGTTTTGCAACACATGAATATATTTTTCTCAGCTGAAACGATTTCGAATTTTTTGACATGTATTTTTATTGGCACGATTTCGCCCTGAACTACTGCGCGAATACTCATAGCCTGTATTGCCTGTTTCAATAATTCGATGCGTGAAGCTTCTGGATTTCTTGTTGTTGATACTGCGCCCACAACCTCGCCCACACCCGCGCTTTCACCTTCGCCTTCTTGCATGCCACCTTTTGCTTTGCTAGTGCGCGACTTTGATGCGGACTCGAATTCATCTCCTGCAGAACCGACTTCACGTAGTTGTGCTTGTCTTCGCTTAAATTCTTCTTCAGCATCGATATCTTCAGGATCGCGCATAAGGGATTCACGCGCGCGCATAATATTTTGCTCCTCTATCGATATATTTATAAATGCATTACGGCGAACATCGCGTCCACCCATAAAGTAGATATCGAATGCTGCAAATAAATTAATATACTCACCATATTTATTATGTAAAATGTGTTCGCCGTCGATCAGCGTATTGTATAGTTTCTCTTCTTGCGAAACAGCACCCGTAAATTCCATATCCATATTTGTATTTATAAGGTATATACGCCCATTCGGTGCAATGTATAACATTTTACGCATTCCATCTGCCTTGTCAGTAACACTATAGTTTGTCCGAATATTTGGAATATTGCAGTCCGGGTTAACTGGTGCGATATTTAATACTTGCAAAGTATACGAAGACGGCCCGATAAAATGATGTGGAATTAGTTTGATATTATCATCAGTATGCGTGTGTGTAGACAAATGCACCAGTCCTTCTTGTCCTTGTCCTTGTCCTTCATCGCGACGCGACTTCTTTTCCTTTTCATGAGGATACAACATATAGTAGTATTGTTTCGCAACCATTCCTAACTCGTGATAAGATACGGGGAAATTGGTTCCTTGCATACCCGCTAAAACTAGTTTAATTCCTGTTCTCAGAATATCTGCAACGACGATTCCATTTTGTAGCCGCGTTCCTGGGCCAACTGCTTTATTATCCATTTCAATTTCTATCTCATATTTAGGATCACATGCAGTAACTTGCGCGGATTTAAAAGTGTATTCTGGTGTCATATATCCATCTCTTCGGTGTGATTCTTTTACGATGGAGATATCGACATGAAAGGGGAAACTATCGTGAATAAGCGTGGTCCTATTCAAGTAGCGAAATATTTTCTTGTTGTTTTGCCAGTTTGAAAGAATAGACTGGGCTAGTCCAGATGCAGTAGGAATGATCCGCTCTTTTTGATAGGAAATGCGAAAATTGAAGTCGTCGATACTTACCGGACGGATATATTCGGAACCTTCCATAGCTGCTGACTTTTTGACAAATCGATAGTTCAAGTCTTCGAGGGAATCTGTTCTGCAATATTTCTGAATATCGCTTAGTCCATATATTTCGGCGCGAACGTCGGATAATTTTGTTTTGCCTGTATTTTCATCTGTGAACTCGGATTGAATCTTGAGACTATACTCTTGTGACATACTAACTCTAAATCCAGATGAAATTAATTTTTTAAATACATTGTCAAAATCATTTTTGGTAATCTGTTTAATATTTTTTGTGCCGAATTTCACCTCGAGTTCTGATATTCCATCATCGCGATTTAAAACGTTGTCTAAATATTTCTGAGTAAGAATATTAAACATATCTTTTTGTTGTTGAGATATAGTCCTAGATGATGATGATGGTCTTGCTGAAGATGCTGATGCAGGTGCAACACGCAAACTTTGCGATTGTGGTTTTTGTTTTGTTGATGCGGTAATAGAAGAGCGTGACATATTTATACTATACTATACTATACTATATCGGTTGAGTAAATATGTTCGGGTATATATAATTCTACATATTATTTTATATCATATTCAATTTTATATTATAATTATTATTTAATAATTATAATAAGATGCAAAATTATAAAATCAAAATTTCACATTCTTCACATTCACATTCACATTCACATTCACAAACACTTTTGTATAATTTCACTATACAACTCGCTTTTAGTTTTTGATTTTACTTTCTTCTTTGTATTTGTCTTACCCGAAGATTCATCATGAATATGCATATCTAGAATATTCATTTTTGCTGCAATATTTACCAAATCAGTCAGTGAATATGTTGTAATTGGACGCAATGGTTTATTTACATCATCTAGATTATTTAATTCCAAACAAGTTTTTCTGCTATTTTTTATATATTCAATTATTTTTGTTTTACCCTCGGTCTCACCTTCATCCAGACCCGAATAAACACAATAGTAATTTGTTTCAGGGTTAAACTTTATAATATGTATTTTTGCGGCAGCATTAGTGTCTGAATCTGAATCTGCATCTGCATTCGAAAACATTTTATAATACGTATTTTTATAAACATAAAAAATATTAACATTATAAAACAATGATAGTGCGTATAAAATTTTTGGAGAAATACCAGACGTTCCAGAACCCATAAGCCCTGACTCAATCATATTTTTTGACATTTTATGCTCTTTTAATATTTGTTTTTTTTCTCCTTTTTTGATTCTTTCAATTGTTTTTACTTTAAACTCTTGTTCTGCAGTAAAATAATTTTTCTCATATTCATACCTTGACAAATCATTAACAATGATATAAAAACACCAAAATAATGAATTTTTTTGTTTAGGTGTAAAAAATGAAAGTTCTGATGTGTTTTCATTTGCATTTGCATTTGCATTTGCATTTGCAGTTTCTACTTCAATATTGCTTAAAACTATATTTTCTTTTTTCGTTTCTTTTTTCGTTTCTTTTTTCATTTCTTTTTTCGTCTCTATAACCGCATTAGAAGGATACGCTGCTATGTTTACATCACGTATATTATTTAAAAAATCTTGTGATAACATGATTTGCTTCAGCGCTCTTATTTTATCCTCCATTTCTAAAATTGCCTTTGCATAGACATTATATTGTTCTGACATAGTTACAAGATGCGGTTTAACTATTGCATTTAGTGATTCTGCAACTGACTTATTTACTTTATCGAATTTATTGCCTTTCATTATGCTATATGTAATGCGTTGCACGTGTTATGTATATACCGCAAAATACCTTTATTATAGTTTTAGTAAATGATATTGTAGTAACTATTTATTGTTGGACTCAATTATTTCCTCCATAGTCTATGAATAATATTTATAAATTCCACCTATAATCCACGCAGCATTGATAATAACTGACTGATATTGTTTTGATGTGAGACAAACAATAAATAATCCAGATGCACCTAAAGTGTTTAATATAAAATCAGCTGTTTTGTTTAAAGGTGCTACATATGGAATTAAAACCAAAACACTTCCAATCCAACCAACTCCTTCTGATATATACTTTATACTAGTATGGCGAATGTTGTTATTACTTTCGTTAGTTTCAACACTAGTTTCAACACTATTTTCGACACTTGTAGTAGTGACATCTACAGATTTTTCCATTTAGTATCTAGTATCTAGTATATAGTATATATAAACATTTAGTTTTTTTTCTTATATATTACGAGAAAAATGAGGATGCAATCTTTTGCTTTTCTTCTTCAATTTCATTCAACTGATCTTCTTGTTTATTCACGTAATTCAAATACTTGTATACTTTATCAAGAATATTTGAATCTACATATGTAAGGTTGATAAAAATACCATTCTTGTTTTCTGTTATACATACGTTGTTATCATTAAATATTCTAAGAATTTCTATTTGGTGAAATATATTAACAGATTCTATTTTATCTTTTAATGACTTTAAATTATTTACAAAGAATTTTACTTTTTCTTGTCCAGGGTCGTGGTTATCAATTTGAATCATGGCGGTGTCTGTCGACTTTGAGTATTCGTAATACTTAAAATAAAAACATCTTTCTATATATTTTTTGGCAATTAATATTAATATTTTTTTTAGTTAAACTCAATCCAATCCATTTCAAATACTACTCATTGGTAGTTACTAGGGTCGCGGTTGCCTCTACTGCTGCTGATGCTGCTGCATTTTCTTTTTTGGTTGCTTTTGGTGCCTTTGGTGCTTTTGGTCCCGTCGGTCCCTTCGGTGCCTTCGGTGCCTTGGTCTTGTGTTCACCAGACAAGTCAATCGTTGGATCATAAGTAATAGTAATAACATTATTATCTGTATCATTTGTAATACTAAGTGGATTTTTTGTTTTACGTGGTCCGCGTGTGTTCGCAACCTTAGCCTTCCCATTCGACGCAGATGATGGCTTAGCTGACTCTGTAGATAACGCAGGCACATCCAATGATTGTATTTTTTTAGAATGCGACATAAGCGAAATACGCTCCTTTTTTGGTTGAACAAGAAAACCGATAATTTGTATATGTTTATCATTCATTTCAAATCGTTTTCCAATAATTTTAATATTTATTTTATCCCCTTCTTTGATTGAGTTGTAATACGTTTTATCAGAGTCAATTCCAAAGTCTCTTGTAATATATACGACAACAGGGGAATATTCATCGTCGGAAACTGCGCGTATACCAGCTTGTGTTATATTTTTTGCAATACAACTAATGACAGAATTTGTTGGTGGGTTACATACAAGACATTCAATCACTATATTAAACTGAACATTTTTTGCAATTATTTTGCCGCATTTGAAATCAATAATGCGTGTCGAGTGTGGTTTAATATATCCTTCAGTAATGCACCTGCCTTCAATGCAGCTTATAAGCGTGGTATGCAATAGCGCCAGTATATTTTCCCTGCTAGATGCATGCATATTAATCAGAACAAATGGTATCAAAATATCGTAGTTTATTTGCTGAGTCGTATACAGCGGATTTTCATCTTCGGATAATGCCGAAACTGCTGACGCGAATGCCAGCAATGTTTTCATATCTGTGTTTGAAGAGATAGGCAACGATAATGATGAATTTTTAAACTTTGTATCATAGTCGCTATCTCCATCGTTGTCACTATTGTTGTCACTATCATCATCACACCCACTATCCCGACTTGTATGTGTATATGTTGTAGAAAACGTATTTTCAATATTACTACCATCGTCGCTGACATGTTTGATGTGAATATTAAACGTATTCACGTTGTCGCTCACTTGTATAGATGGCGGTGCTGCATTTTCATTGGTCGAATTCGTTTTCGTAGTTGGCAAAGATTCATTATCATTATCCTTATCATTATCCTTATCATTATCCTTATCATTATCCTTATCATTCGTATTTGCAACATTTATTTTTTTACTCACGCGTTTTACGGGAGCTCTTTTTTTAGTATCGGGTTCAGAAGCCGGAGTCGGAACCAGAACTGGAGCATTTACATGTGCGACTTCGGAAGTTGAAACATCGGTATTTACAACTTTGGTTGACTTTCTGGGCATTTGATAAGTAAGTATATAGTAAATGAGCGAACTGACTTTACACAAGTATGTATGATTTAATATAGAATATTATATTTATAATAGTTTTCAATTTTATATTATTATTAATAGTAGTAATATAAAAAGTAAAATAATATTATCATTCATTGCTCGACCTTGAATTTTATTGTTCTTGTTCTTGTTCTTGTTCTTCTTCTTCGCCGCCACTTAGTTCTTCTTGTTCTTCTTGTTCTTCTTCTTGTTCTTCTTCACTACTTTTTTTACTAGAAAATAAACTTTTCATCATTCCCTGACTTTCTTCTGCAATAACTGACAATGGACTTTTCGCTGGTCCTGCTTTACTACCTGTTTCAGGTTCTTTTTCTTCCTCTTCTCCTTCTCCTTCAGCGCCAGATACCTTCTTAAGATTTTCCATATTTTTTTTTGACTTGGATACTAAAAGTTCTTGATCGTCTCCTCTTCCTTCTATCCCTCCTCGCTCCAATATTTCTTCTAGTTCTGCAATAATAAAAACCGCACTATCATTTAATTCAAAACGTTGCCCTATAACGCGAACCATAACAACGTCTTCATTTTTTAGTTGCGAAAAATAAGGAATATTATAATGATGGTCTCTTGCAATAAAAATATTTACCGGTGAAATATCTGTATTATTTGCAACCCCCATAATTCCTGCATTTGTTATATTATTTACTACACATGAGATACGCATTCCATTCGGTGGATTACAAACCAAATACTCGAATACTATTGTAAATAATGCAATATTCCCGTAAATATTTCCACACGAATATGTTATTATTTTTGAAGAACCCTTCTTAACATATCCATCGATGCAGCATTTACCTTCAAATTCTTTTTTCAATATATCTTCAAGAACTTGCTTAATATTGGCGCCGACATATTTTATAGGAATAGACAATTTTTTGGTAATAATATTTTTAATGTAAAGCGACATGTTTCCTCTCGCTCCCGCGCCTCCGCTTCCGCTTCCGCTTCCGCTTCTTTTTACTCTTCTCGATAAGCCCACTCCTATTCCCGTTTCCGTCCCCGTCCCCGTCCCCGTTCCAGTCCCTATTCTGCTGTTTTTTCTTGAAACAAGTGACATTTGCAATAATAGTTAATTATTTTATATTATTTTATGTTATTATTATTATTATTATTATTATTATTATTATTATTTTAATAGGTATTCGCGATTAAATTGAATTTAACAACACTTCGATAGGCGAAAAAAACCATCGTTTATTTTCTTCGCGTTCCTTGTCATAAAAACGTAAAAGAAACTCTTGCATGATACACAACTCTACTTCTGTTGTGTTCCGATTATTTTTAATATTAAATGGGAAATGAATATCGTCATAGTTTAATGTATTTGATTTATATAGTCTAAAAAAATCTTCTTCTGGGTAGCCGATAACATTTAACATTGATTTTATTACTTTTGATCTAGAAATATCTTTTTCTTTTTCCTTTTCTTTTCGTTTTGATTTTGGTTTTTCTAATGCACTCAATGTTGATGCCCCAGTGGCAGTAATTGGTAATTTTTTAATTTCACTTTCTACATTTTTAACTTCTGATTCCATGATATGAGGTGTAACTAATTTTGTTCTATTAATAAATAGTTTTGCTATTCGCATAAAGTCAGTATCATATGACAATGTTTTTTTCTGATATTTATCTAAAAACATTTCATAAGAATAACCTAAAATAGTTAATAGTCTTTTAATTGCTGGCGAATTTTCTAATTTTCCTTCTTTTCGCAATATTTCTTTGAATTCGTCTTCTAATTCATAATTAATGTAGTCTTCACTTTCTTGTTTTGTCATACGCGATAATATTCTTGGAATACGTTCTTCAGTTAGTATTAACAACATGTTAGTTACTATTTTTGCTCTACCTGCTTGGTCACATCTGGCTGCAATACTGCTCCCTTTAACGACACTCGACGATGTCCCTAAACTAGCACCAGTGCCGGTTCCGACGACAGCACCTGAAATCTGTTTTGTTTTAAACACAAACACACTATAATCACCTATAGAAATATTTGTAATAAAACCAATATAAGGTGCGAGTGTATTACCAATGGATTCTTTAGGTATGAAAAATTTTGATAAAATATTGGTATTAAAGTATTTAAAATCGGGCTTACTTCCAACAACCCATTTTTGTAAACTATTATCTTTTAAATATATTTCTAATTCTCCCTTTTTAGATATAAGCAACATACCATCTTTACTTATTTCTTGTGAACGCAAAATAAGGGAGCTGTAATACTCTTCCATAATAATATCAAATTCATATTTCAGAGGATTAGCTGCTCGTTGTTCAAGCATTCTTCGTCTGTCTGGCGAAATCATATAATTCAAAAGCGTAAGTGTATCGTCTATATTCAATTCTTGTAATATATGAGCAACTATGAAGTCTTTTTGCATCTTTTCAGGGATAAAATTCAATTTATTTTTTAAAACTATTCCAACATTATGGTACCAATCATTTTTACCACGTTCTGACTTGTGTTCTTTTATTGCAATATCATAATAATTTCGTAACTTTTTCAATAATTTTGGTTCTCTACGAAAAGATGATATCATTTCCATCAAACTTTCTTCATCTGTATCATATTCCTTTTCTAATTTTCTTTGCATTTCTCTCCTTTCTCTCCTTTCTCCAACCATAGCAGGACCTTCCACATGATCCTCCATCTCATCCAGCCCCTCAAGCCCCTCAAGCCCTCCCAACTCTTCCGATTCTTTTGAACGTAACTTAACCCTTTCGCTTTCTTTCATTCTTGCTTCATATTTTTTGCGTATTTCTTCAACTGACTCTTGTTTTTTTTGCGGAGTAAATATGATTTTCTCACGTTTAAAATCAACGGGGCGCTGTCGATCGCGCAAAGGAATTATTGGATTATTTAATTCTAGGGGTTGGAAAAAATAATAGTTACCAATATTTACTAAGCGTCCGTATCGACCATATCTGTCAGTAATAAATTCGTTTTTATCTTCAATGAGTTGTGTCAATGCAATATCAATCGCCTCAATAGGGTATTTTTTATTATAATTAATAGTTGCAATAAGGTCACTCGAAATATCATCTATATTTTTATTTGTCGCAGTTCGTTTATAAAAATATCGTTCCCTAAATATATCACGTATTCTTTGCACTATTTTGTCCGTGTTCATAGTCAATATTGCATCCGTAAATATGTCCTTCTTGTATCCAATATTTTTTCGCGATATATTTGGTTTGCATTCATATACGCATTCCATATAGTCACACGTTGAAGAGTAATCTTTGTCACCGATTTGATAAGGAATCTGAATACTTGACTTAGACGCTGCATCATACGATGAAAGAATCTGGATAATTTTATTGTCGGGACCCAATCCTAACGCTTCGCTAAAGTTTTTCTCAGTAAAATTAGTTTGGTCGATATTTAACAAACAATCTACCGCACTTTCTTTCAAGACGCGGCTTACTTCACCGATTTGTTTTGCCTTTCTTTCTGAAAGGCGGTATAAATAAATATCGGCGGCTTCGACATTTGGGGTCAATGACAGCACAGACCCATGTAAAAAGATTTGCACGTTTCTCTTTTCAAATTCAAGATTCTTGTGACTGCAGTTACGCACTGCTCTTCCAATCGTTTGCTCTACAAGATTAATATTATACCATGGTTCAAGGATATGTGTTTGTCGTATATTCTTAAAGTCGATACCTTCTGTGCCTGATTTTGAAATAATAATCGCTTTAATAAAACGTCCATCATAGTTTGCGTCATTTGTAACTGCCTTTACCTCGCCAATATTATCAGGCGATAAACTTTTATCACCAGAAATGATTATATATTTTGAAGGAAAGAATGTCTCGCCCTTTGCCATCTCATTGCGTCGTTTACCGGTGATTGCGTCGATAGGTGGAGCAGGTGGTTTACTAAAAAGTGAATGTCCGTGTGCTGCACCATATCGTGAGAACCCCATACTTTCCAATGCGAGTGCAATCGGGACAACACCTCCGTCGATATAGAAACTATAGATTAATGTTATACCTTCGGATTTATAAATATTATCACAAATACTTTTAATTTTTGAACTATAATTGCCTATATTATCAGATGCAAAAACATGCGGAACATTTTCGCGATACGAGTAGTTGGATTTTGTTTCATCGTCGAAATTCATGACACGACGCAGGCCGTATTTGCCAACAAGTCCACGAATATCGTAGTTTTTAGTTTCGGCGACTTCGGGATCAAAATCATCGGCAGGGTATGAAATATTGAGACATTCGAGTGGGCGTTGTAGTAACGTAATTCCTGCTGTTTGTTCAGCCTGGTCGTTGCGTTCCATATTTTTTATATCTTCTTTATTGGATTTTTGAATCTGGTTAATAATATATGTATACACACTTTGTTGATAGGGTGATGCGTCGCTCAAATAAATCTTATCTTGCATCATGTCCAATTTTCTATGGATCGGAATCATAGTTCCACTGATTTGAACTTCAGGGATTTGGTATTTTGTTTTTCTAGCTGGTTCTCTCGATTCTCTCGCTTCTCCCGTGCCCTCAACTTCAACTTCACCCTCACCCTCACCCTCACCCTCACCCTCACCCTCGCCTCCCTCAACCCCCGCAAATGTTCGCAATGGTGCAAACTCGTCAGGATAAATACGATACGGAAAAGTATATGGATTTTCACCACGAATATAAGAGATATAACCGGTCGAAAAACGCCGCAAGTTATCGCGCCCTGTTTCAGTCATTGCTCCATTTTCATCAATAGACTCTAAAAAAATACCATTGTCAGGGTTGTCATTAAAAACATCACGATAACTTATCGTAGCCCTCCCATCATTTAATCGCATAATATTAAGTAGCCAAATAATTTCACGATAACTATTATACATAGGTGTGCCTGATAGAAGCAGTAAACGTGTCAACAAAGAAGGACCAAATTTTACCAGTTTTTGTAGCTCATTTGCCACTGCGCGATTGGTAGAGTTGTCACTCGTATTTCGAATATTGTGAAACTCGTCTATGACAATTAGAGAATTTCCGAATACAACTTTCAATTTTTGATTCATAAGTTTATATCGCTGAACTTTATCTTCGATAATGTCGTCAATAGTTGATGTTTTTTGAATGAGGGAAGCAAACTGGTCGTAGCCGAGAAACATATATGAATTTTTAATAATCTTTTTTATTTCTTTGACGACCTTTTCTTCATCCATACCCTTCATATTCATGGGATTGATTTCTTTCAAATATTTATTGCCAGTGCATGAGCGAATATTCCATACGCCGTCAATAAGTTTTAATTTACGTGAGTCGAACAACTGGAGTTTAAAATTTTGTTGGACGTTTGGACTGGCAACTATGATAATTTTTTTCGCAGATGACATGCCAATATTGACAAGATAGTCGCGCATTTCTTCGCAAATCGTAATTGCAGAACATGTTTTGCCTGTTCCGAGACCATGATATAGAAGCAGACTATTGTATGGGGTTTGAATGGAAAGAAAATTACGAACAAACAACTGGTGAGGGGATAATTCAAAATCGGCATTACACATTTTATTTGCGTATTCTTTTATTTTTTGCATGGAGTCATACACTTTGCCATCGTATGTTGTGTCTGCAAATTCACGTTTTTCGGCAATCTTGATATTGAATTCAGGATCATCAAGTGTAGGATAAAGAAAACTTTCATCTTCAATAGCTTGCATAATGGTTTCATCGCCTGGAGTAGGAGGTGAGAGTGAAGGAACTACCATGGGAGACGCTGCAGGAGATGCTGCAGGAGACGCTGCAGGCAATGGTGGAGGTGAAGGTGGAGGAGGAAGTGGAGGCATAGATTGTTTTTGTGGCGACATGGGTTCTTGTGGTTCTTCCTTTTCAGAAATAGAAGTAGGAGATGAAGGACGTGACAAAGATGCTATTGGAGAAGCTGAAGCTTCTGATTCTTCTGCTTTAGGTGTTACTTTAGATGTTACTTTAGGTGTTACTTTAGGTGTTGATGGGGGTGTTGCTGGGGGTGTAGGAGTAAATGCTACCGGTGTTCCAAAAGATGATGAGGAAGATGTAGATAAAGGTTCATCAGCAGCAGCAGCAGCAGCACTAGGCAATACCGGGGGTGGAGGCGGAACAATCACATCTGATACATCAGGCAGTGTAGGTAACTCACCTAAATCAGGTGATACAGGCAAATTTGTGATGTTTAATTTTTTAAGAGATTGTTTGGCGGGTGCAGAAGATGACGAAACTACAGAAGATGGAGAAGGTGCAGAAGATTGAGATGACAATATTGTCGGTGTTAAACTAAATATAGTCGAAGGCTGAGACAACGGACCTGGTTTACTTGTAGCAGATCTTCCACTTGCAATGCTTGGACTGCTTGCACTAGATGAAACAGCAACCGGAACAAGAACCGATGGTTTTTTTACTCTTTGTTGTAATGATGCCGATGAAGATACAGAGGATGCAGATACAGATGAAGGTGAAGGCAATAAAGGAGAAAAAGAAATATCAGGCGAAATAGGTATTTCACTTAGGGGTCTATCACTACCTCTACTCACCTTAGATATATAAGACCTTGGGCTAGATAAATAAGAACGTGCGCTTGCACTTCCGCTTGCACTTCCGCTTGCACTTGGCGCCGATGAAACACTAGAGAATCCAGATAAGTTAAGAGGAGTTAATCCCTTTTTGGACGTGGATGTGGACGTGGATGTGGATACATTTGCCATCGAATCTTTCGAAAGAGTAGAAGGCGCAGATGATAAATCAGAAAAAACGGGAGGAGTTAATGGAAAACCAGTATCGGTATCATCGCGAAGTAGAGGTGATGGTGGAGATAATGATTCAAATTGTTTTGATAGTTTGTCGGCAGACGAAGATAATTTACTCATTTATTGTTTATAATAATTATGTTGTGTTGTTATGTTATACTAATACTATGGGATATTATAACTATGTGTATACTTCTTATATAATGTTAATATAATCTATATTCTTGCAAAACTTTATTTATTTTTTTTACTATATTTATTTTTTCTAAATTATAAGGACGTATTACATTTAAACATTCATCATATGACATCCATTTCATATTTCTAACCTCTGACTTTTGATACTTTTTAGTTTCCAATGTTATGTTGTTATTTACCATATATGCAAGGTAGTATTTATGCTTATAACTTTTAATATTTGAGCCAATAAAGATTTCCTCATAAGGAATAATATTTTCGATAAGTTTAAAATCATTGATTCCGTATCCTGTTTCTTCCATAAATTCTCGTATTCCACAATCAATATCTTTTTCTTGATAGTTTCTGCGCCCTTTAGGAAATCCCCACTCGGGCTCCGACCACGATGTATTTGAAGAATCGATAAGATACTGAATACTAAATTCATTATTTCTTATTTTTATTCCACGTTTTAACAATTCAAATTTATCTTTAGATGATATTTCTTCGCTTCTATATTGATTATTGGAATATTCACCCCATAGTAAAGTCCATAAGTCTTCAAAATTCATAGTTAATAATTTTGTTTTTTCATCAGTTGTCATTTCGTTTATCAATGTTTGTATATACTGAATGTTATACAAAGGATACTTGCCTCGAATAAATTCGACAAATCCAAAACTATTATTTCTCTGTATTAAAAGATATTCCATCATGCTTGTTGCATTGTTATATTTAAAGGAAATGATTCCTATACTTGTAATCGGGTTTTTACAATCGTTAAGTATATGACCACATTTTCCACAATTATTACAATACGCATTTCCATTTCCATTTCCATTCCCATTTCCATTCCCATTTCCATTCCCAATTCCATTGCCACTCATGTTAGACGTATAAAAATAAAATAATTATGACGATATTATTGATTATATGTTCTGTTTAATTATCGTAAATTAGTAATTACTTTAATATATGTATTCTTCACTATCTTTTTATATAGTTTCAAATTAGTAATGGTTTTAGATTCAAATGTATGGGGGCCACATTATTGGTTTGTTCTTTTAACGATTGCCATTTCGTATCCAAAACACCCGAATGATGTTACCAAAAAAAAATACTACGAACTCATTCACAATTTCCCTTTATTCATACCGAATTCATCGATGGGCAATTATTTTAGCGATTTATTAGATAAATATCCTATAGCGCCGTATTTAGACAGCCGTGAGTCTTTTATTAAATGGGTTCATTTTATACACAATCGTATAAATCAAATGCTAGGCAAAGATGAGATGTCGCTTACCGAAGCAATGCAAAAATATTACGATAATTATAAACCCAAAGGATTGCTCATGAAAGAAGAAAAAAAATATAAGCGTAAGTTGGTTTTTTTTGTAATAGTCGTGTTAGGTCTAAGTGCTGCATATTATTTATATAAAAAGTGAAAAAAATAAATATAATTTTGTTACAATTACAAATATTATAACAAAACAATGCGTAATATTTTATATTATGATATATTAATATTAATATTAATATTATAGTAATATTATAGTAATAATATATCATAATATAAAATTTAAAAGGTGAAGATGAAGATGAAGATGAAGATGAAAATGAAAATACAACAAAAAATAAAAACAAAAAAAAGAAATATAAAGTATAAACGGCAACACAATAAGCATATTACTAAAAAAGCTAACATTAACAAAAAATCAAACTATAAAAAAAGATCGAGCAGTATAAAAAAATTAATGGTTAATTATGGAGGCGCTCCATTTGTGCAAGGAGGGTTTGGATGTATTTTTTCTCCAGCACTAATGTGCAAGGACTCAAAAGGAAGCAGTAATAGTCATTATCATCATGATAAAAAAGATAAATTCGTAAGTAAATTAATTGAAACAAAATATGCAAAAAGAGAATATGATTATGTTGTAAAAATTAAAAAGAAATTAGAAAATGTACCGAATGATATAAAAAAATATCTATCTATCGATGATTTTACTATGTGTGAGCCTGCTCCGTTAACAAAAGACGATGCAATGAATATAGAAAGTGTATGCGATACAATACTTTCATATGTCAGTGATAGTAAAACAAAAGCACCGATTTCATCACAAAATATAAATGATAACTTGGATAAGTTTAAGATTATTAATATGCCCAAATTAGGGGAGTCGTTGCATATGTATATCAAAAATACAAAATTATCTACAAAAGAACTTATTTTTTTAAACAATATCATAATTAAATTTGTTTCGGCAGTCATACCAAGTATGAATCGTGTGGGAGTAATTCATGGCGATTTAAAAAGCGCGAACATATTATTTTCTGACAATATACAGGTTCCTGTTTTAATTGACTGGGGTTTATCTTATATAGCCTCACATGATGAAAGCGTTCCTGAGGATTTGTTTGGATTGGATATGCAATATCAGCATCCATTTTCAACGATATTATTTTCTAAAAATTTGCTCCAAGATTATGAAGACTTTTTGGCCAATTTGAGAAAACAAGGAAAGCATATTGACAAAGAGTCGTTGCGGATATTTGCAACCGCGCAGTATTCAAATTTCAAAAATGAGTATAGTAAAATACATAAATATTTGGCAAGTGTATTTATTGATGCCTATAAAGAGGACTTCTTACGAATGATAAAAGGCAATAGTATGTTTATAGATGATACTATTACAGAAGACATATACATAAACTATGTCACAAATTATATAGTAGATGTATTATTTGAATATACAAATCATAATACAAATACGCTATATTTAGGTAAATACTTTAAACGCGTCTATATGCATAATGTGGATATATGGGGAATGGTATCTATTTATTATGAACTTATTAAAAAACCATTTGACAATTATAAATTAAGTAGTAAAGAGTATAAAATATTTATTCAAATGTTGATGAATGTTCTTGTGAAGAATATTTTTGAAAATGGAGCCAAGGTAATAAATATAGGAAAACTAGTGCATGATATTAAGAAAGTAAACTTATTCCTGCATAAGTTGAACCCTCATGAAGAATATAAAAAAAATATGAATAAAATTACTTCATATGAAGATATAGTAAGTGAAAATATACATGAAACAGGCGCCACTAGTGCCAATGCCAAAACAGATGTGCCTGTGGCTCTACCCACGACGCGACACCTAAGTAACAATATGAAAATAAAAGATAGTATTGGTATTCGAAAACTACAGCTTAAGCTTAATAGAAGTGTAAAAAGGCCTCAGCATCATCCTGATCCTCATAACAAAATAGGACAAGTAAATGTATTGTCAACTACCAAGTTAACTCGAAGTAGACACAATAGAAAGCAATGAATAAATGTAACAAAAATATAAAAGTATAAAATATATTGTAGGTATATTGTAAATATAATTACATATTTATAATATATAATATAGAATGAAAATAGAACTTATTATATTTATAATAACTGCCATATTGATTGCAAATACATATTATGATGGAAAGTTAGTAAAATTGTTTAATATGATAAAACATAGTAAATATTTGAAAATGATAACATTTGGATTTGCAGGACTTTCTATTTATTTATTTTTAAAAAAGAACCCAAAAAATTCGAAGGAGTTTTTAGGACAAGCAAACGACATGATAAAAACATTGCCTATGACGCGTGACTCTGCATCGTTAATTACGCCATTTTTAAGTTTAACAAATTCGAAATCGTTTAGTGATACAAATTCTAGTCTTTGGGGTGGCGGTGGCGGTGGCGGTGGTGGTGGTTCTTCAGATGTAATGTCTGGTGGTAACATGTTTCAGTCACAAATTAATCGTATGATGCAATCAGGTAAAGGGTCTACAAAAAGAAGCGTAAGTGAAACAAAGAAAAAATATATAGCTGCAAGTCAGAATTGGATATGCAAAGATTGTAACAAACAACTACCTGCATGGTTTGAGGTAGATCACGTTATAGCATTGCACAATGGTGGATCAAATGAAATAGATAATTTAGTAGCATTATGTCGTGATTGTCATGGAAAGAAAACTGCCATGGATAGATTAAATCATTAGGTATTATGAGATTAGAGGATTAGATTATATTATATTTTATATGTATATATTAAATTATAATAGGACAATATAATAGGACAATATAATAGGACAATATAATAGGACAATATAATAGGACAATATAATAGGACAATAAGTAAATATATAAAAATAAAATGTCGTCATCAACACACGCGCAAGGGCAAGGGCAAGGTCAAGTAAAAGGAGAAGAAGGAGAAGGAAAAGGAAAAGGACCAGGAATATTTTCATTTTTGTTATCAGACACATTAGGTGCATCAAACCAGCCACTAAGTATTACTATTATTTTAAAATTCTTCATATTTTTATTGGTTGCGATATCATTATTTATAATGGCAACTATTGGCGGCGCAACGGGTGGATATAGTATAGCAATAATACTAATTCTATCTATTTTAACACTATGTGCATTTAAAAAAATTTCAAATTTAGGTGATATATTTGAAAATAAAAATTTTCTAGTCTTTACATGGTGTTTTCCAACCATTATGCTTCTAATTCTATCAAGAAATTACGTGCCTGATTCGATAAGATACATTACTGATTATATTGCAGGTACATTAGTTGTTTTACTAGTTTTAAACTTTTTGTTTAACCCATTGGTAAGCGTATTTGTATATATTTTTAAAGAAATAGTTACCAACTTGGGAAAATATATGAATATAATTTTTGGTGCGATTTTCCTCGTGGTGTTAACGATCAGTCTCATGTATTGGGATAAAATCAGTACACTTGTAAAAATAATCGGAGGTGTCGCAATACTTTTGCTCGGAATTTTCTTTATAAACTCCGAAAATATTATTGCATATGTCACTACAAATAAAATATCGCTTGCTATAAATGCGATCGTTTTAACATGTATAGGATTAATAAATTATATTTTATATAAATATACAAATAACGGATTATTGGCAAATGTGGCACAAGTTTTGACTATATTATTTGTGCTTAGGTGGATTTATTTGTATACGATTGAATTGATGGGGTTTTCGGGTGTTTCAACGTTTACAGGAATTACACAAGCCGGTAATCCTACGAGTGGTTCATTTTTAAATTATTTAAAAGATATAGGATTTTATTCATCATCGATAAAGGCATTTTTAACAGGAATTATTCGTTATTTTATACCCGCAATTTTACTTTTTTATGTTTGGTTTGTCTGTTATATCTACTACAAAAATAGTTTCGAATTTTTGACGACATATAAGAGTCTTGCATTGGCTGGATTTCTAATCATAGGCATTCTTTTATTTATACTAGCATTGTATTCGTTGTCAGGAACAAAAGGTGTAAGAAGCGCCGGACCCTACACAAGTCTAATCATGAAGATTTTATTATCATTTGTTGGATTTGCAGTAGTTATGGGGATAGTAATATACTTATTAATGAGAATACTAAAATTACAATCATTGTCTCTTCAGGTCATAACAATTATTAATTTTATTCTATCTATTGGACTAATTGCACTTATCATGGTTGTTTTTAATCTAAATATGCAAACACTGAACGTTGAATTTAGCCCTAACTCACAAGGAGGTATTGGTTTTATATTTAGTTTTATAGCAAAAGTAATATTATATATTCCTTGTTTGTTTATTGATATGGCAAATGCAATCGCAGCACAATTTAATATTGCAAAGAAACAATATGTGGTGTTGATTATATTAGCCATTGAGGTATTATTAATTGCATCCAAGTTTTTGATTCCTGTAGCGTTTGATAAAGTAATAAACTATGGCGGCATAGTAATTACAGATAAAGTATACCCTATGGAAATGAAAACACGTGTGAATATTCCACATATTCTTTTATATGAGAAAAAGAAGACAAATTATGGCGTATCTTGTTGGATATATATTCATCCTGTCCCTGATAATACAAATGAGGCATATATTGAAAATACATCTCTTGTGAACTTTGGCGGCGTACCAAATATATTATTTAATGCACAAAATGGAACATTATCATTTGCAGTAGATGTTAACGATGTAGGGGGTGCTAAAAAAATATTTATATTCCCAAATAAAGATAATATGCGTGAAGTAAAAGTAATATACTCAAGATGGAATCATGTTTTTTTAAATTTTACAGATGGTAATATGGATATATTTGTAAATGGAGATTTAGTAACATCCATGCCGGAAGTTATACCATTGAATAATCCAAAGTATATACATATTGGTTCGTATCCTGGTATATATGGAGAAGCATGTAGTTTAGTATATTATAAAAATCCACTACTAGCTGAAAATATAAAAATCATTTATGAATCATTGAAAAATTTTAATCCACCTACTTCGAATTAATATAGACCGAATATATATTCTATACCAAACTATAGTATCATTTTTAATTTATTGAAAATATATTGAAAATATATTAAAAATATATTAAAAATGACTATTATAATAAACTCTATAATGATTATTAAATGATTATAATAAAATAAATAAACGCATTCTTTAGAAAATTTCTATTTGTATATTATAAATGGATTTAAAAATAATAATAGGTGTTGTAGTCGTTGTTATAATATTATATTTAATATGGACATTTTTCTTCACATCGATAAAGATGTTGATGTCATTTCAGTCTGCTAATACTTTAAATTGTGTCTCAGGAAAACAAGTAGCACAGAGCGGACTAAACAATTATTCGTTCTCTGTATGGACATATATTAATGACTGGTCTGTAAACTATGGAAGCCCTAAGAATATAATAAGTATACAAAAACCACAATCAATAGTTGGAGGAAATGCTGTAACTCTTTTTCAACTATATTTAGACCCTAATAAAAATGATTTGCACATATATGTAAAGGATGTAAGCGTAGGTAATGTACAAATATTAGACGATGTATCAAGTTATCAGTCATCCTCTTTATCGTCATCACAAAATATGAAATCTACATGCAGTATTACTAACTTTCCTGTTCAGGCATGGGTAAATATTTATATTAGTGTATATAATCGCGCAATAGATGTTTACATAGACGGCAAATTGGTAAGAACATGCTCAATTAACAATGTAGCATCACCAATCGATTCAGGAAGCACTATTTATATCGGCGGAAGTGGTTCAAGTAATAGTACTAATAAGTGCCCTGGTGGAGGTGAACTAGTTGGATTTTCAGGATACATTGCGAGTGTTTTATACAATCCTGATATTATTAGTCCACAAGATGCTTGGAATACCTATGCAAGAGGATATAACAATTCCGTATTTGGATTGAACAACTTGTTCCAGAGATACAAATTGGAATTTGCATTCTTGAAAGATAACAATGTAGTAAAGAGTTTTAAAATTTAATATCACAGGATAGAACTTTAATAATTTAGCAATAATGCAACAATGCAACAATGCAATAATGCAACAATGCAATAATGCAACAATGCAACAATGCAATAATGCAACAAGGTAAAATATATAGATATAAAAAATTATACATAAATTTTTTATATCCAAAAAAAATAAATAACCTAATATAAATATTCTAATATATAAATAATATATAAATAATATATCAATAGCATTTTAGATTATAATGTCAGATACAACAAATAATACAAACTCAGAACCTTCTACTAATACTAGTGCAGGTGCAGGTGCTGGTGCTGGTGCTGGTGCTGGTGCTGATACTAGTGCAGGTGCAGGTGCCACAGCATCATTTAGTGACTTTTCATCAAAAGACGTAGTGAGTGGGTCGAAGGATTTTCTCGAGTCAAATAGCTGGGTTGCAAAATTAGCATTTTTATTGATGGTTGTGATTGGTTTTGTTATCTTATTTAGGTTAATGATATCATTTATTACATGGATATTTTCCCCAAGTGGTAAAGTTGTATTAATTAATGGTTTGCAAAATGGTTCAGTATCTACTACGATATCACAAGACCCAAATAATAAGTCTTCTATAACTATTCTTCGCTCTGAGAATGAAAAAGATGGTATTGAGTTTACATGGTCTGTGTGGCTCTATTTGAACGGATTTCATAATGGAAATTCATACCACCATGTTTTTAATAAAGGTAATACAACTAAAGCTCACAAATCTAATAGTGATTTTCCAGGAACAAATACACCAAACAATGCACCAGGTCTTTACATCAATCCCAATTATGATGGATTTCGCGTAATAATGAACTCTTTTAGTAACCCATATCAAGAAGTAATAGAAGTGACAGACTTGCCTATGTCAAAATGGATAAACATAGTTATACGTGTTCAGGATAAGAATTGCGATATCTACGTGAATGGACGCCTTGTAAAACGCCGCGTAATGACAGATGTTGTCAAACAAAACTACGACGATGTTCATGTATCCTTGAATGGCGGATTTAGTGGATATTTGTCGAATTTGACATATTTTAATCGTTCAATCAGTATTACACAAATACAAGATATTATTTCTATTGGTCCAAATCTTAAACCAGTATCGAAGGCTCTCGATTTGACCGATTCCAAACCAAGATACTTGTCTAACCGCTGGTATTATGACCAAACTACTTCATAAACTGCAGTATAGCTACTTATAATATAAACTATTTTTATTATTATGCAAAATAGTTTATACCTTAATTATTTTGAAAAGAATACAGGAAATTTTGTTCCACCGGCTAAATACGTAATTGGTCTTCTAAAATTATTAAATGGTGCATTTTTAGAAATACAAAGTGTTGTCGGATTTCCTGGCACATCAGATGCACTAGAAGAGTTACATATTACAGCCGGAGGTTGTCTCCAACAAACAAGCGATGTCGGTGTTTGTCTTAAACCGACATCTGGTTGGTTATTAATATTTGTTGTATTCGGATATGTATATTCTTGAGACTGGGATGCCCATGCCTTTTTACGCGTGAGTTGATTTTTTGCTGCCATTGACCATAGTGTTGCACGCGAAAATTGCAATGTTCCAACAACAGGATACTGCAATACTTGCCCCTTTCGAAGCATGTCTCGGTTCAAGTTATCAATCGATGTAATATTCCCGGAACAATTCAAGTTGAATCTCGACCATAAACGAGTAGGTTCATCATTGTTGTAGCTTGTTGCAATTGATGTATTAGATGCGTCGCTTCGTGACCCAGATGAATTTACTGCATAAACTCTAAACAAATATGGAACATTATTTGCAATATTTGAAGAAGTGCCTATGTTACTTAATGTTGCAGAAGTTGATGGCGCGGATATAGTTGTAGGGTATGTTATCCATCCGCCAAATTCACATATTTTATATTCTATAACATAGTAAGAAATAGTCTGTGGTGGATCTTGTGTAGAAGGATTCCATGTTAAAACAATAGAGCCATTTGAACTTGTATTTGAGACAACATTTGTAGCAACAAGATTTGTAGGAGCAGTTGCCATTTTGATAATAATACTATATACTAATGATATAGTATTATTAAACTCTTAACAAATTTTACAAGTATTCAGAATTTAAAACTTAAGGTCGCAACCTAGGGTTTACACATACATCCATGGTAGGAAATATTTCACCCGACATACATTTGGTACTTTCACCGACTTCGATGCAACTTCTAAATCCGCGGTCTTCGCCCACATAACAATACCCTGACTTTGAAACAGGAATTTGATCTGGGTCTTCGGCAGGAGGTTTCTGTTGATGTTTTTGCGCATAGTCTAAAGCTTGTTGTAGTGCTTTCTGGCGTGCTTGTTCACGGCTTTCTTCTTCTTTGTATGTCGCTGGTTGTGTAGCAGGTGGTGCAGCAGACTCACCTACATTTTGAAGAGGTGTTTGTCTTTGGTCGGGCTGAATTGGAATTGGTTTAATATTATCTGTTTGGTATAATGGTTGAGGTTGTGCTTGTTGTGCTTGTTGTGTTTGAGGTGGAGCTGGTTGTTGTGTCGCAGTCGATACAGGTGCAATTCCTACATTTTGGTCAAGCTGGTCGATGGAATTTGTCCCGGTAGCGGATAGTTGGCCATTCGTAGAGGTGTCGCTGGTTGGCGTAGACTTCATTAACCCAATAGAAACAAGCATAGGATTAATATATGACCCAAAAGTATTCGTAAACCATGCAGTTAAATTGTCTAAATATCCGGTTAGATGTAAAGCAAATACAAGAACAAGTAGTAAAACAACAACTACCCTAAATACAAACCACCAGATAGAAGATGGAGTGTTTTTGGTTCCAGTATAGTCTGTAGTGTCGGTAGCGGAGGCTGCTGCTGGCGTTGCACTTTTCGGTTTAGATGAAAATGAGATGGGGAAAGATGAGTCGTTGGTTTTATCTTCGTCATTTGCGGCGTTGTAGTCTTCGCCTGGCTTTGTCGAACTCGAGCGTGAACCGGGTAATGAAGCAGAAAGTTTATTTAAAAGACCTGAAAATGCTGATGGTTTTTCTGCAGTGGCATTTGCACCGGAAATTGCACTTGCGCTTGTTGCGCTTGCAGCTTTTTCACCTTCACCCTCACCTTCACCTCCATATAATGATTTTAAAAATGAAGAACTTTTATGTTTCTTCGAACGTGAACCTTTTTTTGTCATATTAATATTAATATTATTACTATTATTATTATTATTATATAGCTATAAAATATTTTGCATATACGTATAAAATATTTTATAATACTATTTTATAATACAACCACAACCACAACTACAACCACAACCACAACCACAACAAAAACATCATAATGAATACATTTATAATATCATCAGCATTATTAGTTGCAATTGATGCAATATATTTATACTTTATTGGAAAACCGGTTTTTGAAAAAGCCGTATTCGCAATACAAAAGACAAAACTCGTTGCAAAAATGCCACCAGCAGTCTTTACATATATTTTAATGGCAGTTATTCTTAACTATTTTATTATATCTGTAAACAAGAGTCCATTTGATGCGTTTATTCTCGGTTTTTGCACATATGGTATTTTCGATTTCACTAATTTAGCGATATTTAAAAACTACTATTTCAAAACTGCGATTATCGATACACTATGGGGTGCAATTTTGTTTTTTGTTACTACACTTCTTACCTATAAACTGAAAAAAATGTTCTAAGCACATCCACTCCGCTCCGCTCCACTCCACTTCACTCCACTTCACTCCACATATACCTCTCAGCCCTCCCATAATTTCCGTCTATATTATTCGTCCCCGGTTTCGCGCATTCCAAAATCGTATTTATTTAATAACTGCATCTTATCAATCGATTTTTCAATACTTGATTTTTTAATATCCGCCATTAAGTAGTCTACCTTTGGTCCGATTTCATTTTTTTTAATTTGTTTATAAACTGCGTTAATCTTTTTAACAACGATTTCGACCCCTTCTTTATCTTTTATAATTTCTATTTTTTCATCATATTTTTCTGTTAAAATAGAAATAGCATAGTAAATTAAGTATCGCCTTCTTTTTTTAACACCGGGTGTATATTTTAAACAATATAATTTCAAAATACTATTAATAATTTTGACTTTCATTTTATTATTGGACTTTTCAGCATAGTTTGTAATTATTTCCCATAGAATCCATATTGGATCCATTTGATATTTATCGTCTACGGGAATACTACTTCTTCTTTCGCATAAACATACTTCCTTTTTATTTGCGCATATTTTTTGAAACTCCATCACCCACTCTAACCAAAAACAGGCTTGTAAACTATTTTTTGACTCCGGTGAAACATGATATGCAAACTCATTTATTGCAATAAACAACTCTTTAGGGTCGTCTTTGCGATATATTACTTGTGCAAATGAAACCGAAGGCGCCTTTAATTTATTTGTCATTTGCGTTATATCATATTCTTCTTGTTTGTTTATTTTGATACCCTGGAAGCTATGCTTTTTATTACTAAAACATAGAATGCAAATAATTTCTGCAAATAGTGCTCGTATTTTTGGGTTATTTCTTAGACGGAGTAGGTCATCTCGATAGCCAGATGATATAATATTTTTGAAATTTTCATAACGCAATTCTATATATATTGCGAGTCGTGGATTTGCTAAATGAATATGTTTTCCTAAAAATGTTAGAATAATATCCCATAAGTCCAGAAACTGGCCTGCGCAAATAAGTTCAGCGCTCCAATTACAAGCGTGTTCTATTTTACCATTCAGTATACTATTTAGTAGTTCTTTTCTTACATCGGTTTTTTTATATTTTGAAAATGATTCTCCTTTAAATTCTGCAATAGTTCGTATATCATTAATTTGATATTCACCTTCCATTATATTAATTTTTTTATAAAAAAATATAATAATAATACATATAAATATTATATACACAATACACAATACACTATATACTATACACTATACACTATACACTATACACAAACGACTAAACTATGACTATTTTTGATACTATAATCAATAAAATTAATACAACATCAAACTGGATAATAGTATCTATTTTTATTATTATATTAATATCTGTAGTGTATATTTATCGTCTCTTTTTTATAGAAGCTAATAAAATACCTAGTAATAGTGCAGCACCCGAATATGTGACATCACAAACGACGCAGAATGGACTAGTAGGAGTAGGAGGAGGAGGAGGAGGAGGAGGAGGAGGAACAGAGGGATTTACACTGAATAAAGATGTTACATTTGTAGATAATAATATTGATATGAGTGGTGATGACAACCAGTCATTCAATCAGTTTTATGCAACGATATACCAGGACTTATTTTATCGGGACTTGGCAGATGATTATGAAGTTGGTATTATTCTAAATAAAATACATCCCGTTCGCCAAACTGATGCGCTAGTTATTGGTTCTAAAACAGGCAAACATGTAAATACGCTTGCAAATAAAGGTTATAATGCTTATGGACTTGAGAGTTCAAAAGATATGATTCTTTCGGCGATGAATAAATATCCGGGGAACAAATATGTTTTAGGAAATGGAATGAATCAACTTGTTTTTGAACCGGAGCAGTTTACACTAATATCTATTCTTGATTTTACTATATATACTATAAAGGACAGGCGAACATTATTTGAAAACGCATACCGCTGGTTATTTCCTGGCGGATATCTGGCACTTCATTTAATAAATGTTGGCGGATACTATGATTCACAAGTAATGACTGCAAAAGAAAGACGATTTTCACCGACTATTTCTAAATTTTTTGATAGGTCACCACCTGTAAGTCCATTAGGTAATAACGATTCGGTGGTGGGTAACTACCTATACAAATCAAATATTCGTATGAATACGTATGATCCAGATATGATTGAAATGTATGAAGTATTTACAAATAAAAAAACAGGCAAAAAATATAATAAAACAACGAATTTTTATACACCTGACCAAAGCGTTATTTTAAGCGAGGCAAAAGATTGCGGATTTAATATGCTTTCACAATACAATTTAATGTCAAATAATAAATCATACCAGTTTTTGTATATATTGTATAAACCAGCGAATTAATCTTGTTACAAGTATATATTTTATATAAAATTTATATATATATATACATATATATACATATATATACATATATATACATAATAATTTCGGGGGCATGGTGTATGAGGTAAATTGTTCAGAAATATTAAATGAAAATATGATATTAAGAGTATTTTCATTTTTTTTATTTTTATTAATTTTATTTAAATATAGTAATAATAAAGTTATACATAAATATTTATTATTAATATTAGTAGTTAGTTTATTATTATCAGATTTACTAGATACTATTTTCCCAATTTTTTTAGGTACTCCATTTACAAAAGAAAAATTTAAATACCAAAGTTGTATTTACACGAGTTTTTATGTAATAAAAGATAAAGTAGCAGATTTGGTATCTTATATTTTAGTTTTTTTAATTTTTTTTAAAAACGACTATTTACTATTAGTATTTATTTTATATCGAGCGGTTGGTATAGTATTATATCTATTAACAAATAATACAAATTGGTTTATATTATTCTTTGATTTTATCAAAGAGTATTTACTATATAATTATTTATTCAAAACAAATAAATATATTTTCATTTTTATAATACTAAAAATAATTTACGAATATTTTAATTATTACATATTTAACTCAAGATATCATGATAATAAAGTTGATATAATTAAAAAAGAAATATTATTAGTGTAAATATTGAATGATTATTTTTACCTCACATATTTATTCGACTTAGAAAATGAATCCACAATAAATATAATGAAGATACCTAAAAAGGCATATAGTATCAAATCTTCTAAAATTGAATTTGTTTTGTAATCTTGTTGTTCTTCAAGCAAGTCAATAATATAGTTTAATTTTTCAATGAGTTCATTTTTGGGCATAGACATAGAAGAGTCATATGTGTTGTCGGAACCAAGACCACTTCCGTATCCTTTATTTGCCGCTGACACAAATTGATTATAATACTGGTTTGCATAGTTACTTGGCAATGAAGCATACATAGTATTTGAAATCGGGTTACCATTCGTTGTTGGAATATCTTTTATGTATGTTGTATCGTCATTATTTTGGTTACTACTTTGGTTATTACTTACACCTAAATAGTTTGAAGACATATTGCTCCCATTGCCTACATTACCCACGTTACTCATGTTACCTCCACTACTACTATCACTGCCACTACCACTACCATTACCATTACCGCTACCATTACCATTACCACTACCATTACCTCCTCCATAGTTATCATTATCATCCTCACTATCAGATGCCTCATCCATGGACTTTAAAAGTGCCGAAAGTTTTGACTGATTTGGAATATTTTGTTTTTGTTTTATAGTTTTTCTATAGTTATTTTTATTTTTTGTATTGTTACTACTATCGTTAGTATTTTTATTTATTTCTAAATTATTTCTACTCATATACAATGCTTTAGAATTTTGAATCGTTGTTCCACTTGCATCATCTTCATTATATGATGAAGCAGATAGTGCTAAAGGTAATGTCATTCCTATAAAAAAATGAGATATTATTTTAAAAAAAAAACGGAAATTAACAATAATAACAATACTATTTTCACTATTTTCATTATTATTATTTTTATTATTAATTATTTTTACCTTCCTGTCCAAACTTTTACGATTGGAAGTTTCATAATATGTCTATGTTTTATATATTCGTCAAATGTAATTCCCCATCTACAATATTTTACTATATCTCCTAGTAAAGACTGATGTTTTATATTACCTCTACTATTCCACATACTGCCTCCATTTGCCATATTTCCCCTATTTTGTTTATATATTAGTAAAAATGAAAAAACTCTTTCAAATGCACATCTTGATATACGACATGTTATATGAGGTAGTAGTTTGTCTATTTTGAATATATTATTTATTTCACTTAGATAATCATATGTAATAATCGACATGGCACCAAAACATCCGTTAAATTTATTCAAATAAAAATATTCATACATGTGATTCAAGTCACTATTATTAAGTGCTCTTATTTGTTCTATTTGTTTTCCTGAAGACTCACCATCTTTCATAAGGTATGATGGGAAATGCCATAGCATTTTGTATTCGTCTACATGGAAGTTAATAGGTTGTTGTATAAAAACAGAGTCGTGCAAAATGACTGCAATATCACAAAATTTATTTTTTAAATAGTAATAATAAGGTAAAAATTCACCCCTTTTTGTGTATTCACTTTGAATAATAGTTGTATTATGCAGCTCCGGCTCTATAGCGTTTGTGTCACATGTCAAAAAATTTGTATCACTATTATCATCAATGATAAGGATTTTATTTGATGGATAAAAGTATCGTATACATCGATAACATTCTTTCCAATATTGATTTGTTTTGGCACTATTTACGTGGCGTAATATTATAAAACCGATTTCTTTTGGTGTGGATGTGGTTGTGGATGTGGATGTGGATGTGGATGTGGGCAAAGATGTAGGAGGAGTATGAATAGGAGCAGGAAGGTCTATAGTTTGTTTTTTATTAAAAAAAAATGTATTCATATGAAACTATAGTTAACAATAGTAATAATAATTATATTTTTATTTCTAAATATATATTATTAAATGACTGGTATATTTTTTTATTCTATTTTAATATTTATTTTACTAAGTATTTTTGTTCCATCGATATATAATTATGCGTATAAGTGTTTTATTGGTAGAATAGTTTTAGTATTATTGATAGTGTATTTTTCAAAACATAGTATAATTCTTGGGTTAGTATTTGTAGCAATTATTATAGTTACATCTATGCCCTTGTATGAAGGATTTTATGGAAATAATATATTAGCAAAAAACTTGGTAGTCACGTCCAATACTTCTATTAAAGACATAACAAATAACCAAGAAGTATTTAACTACTTTACAAATTATTATTGTGCAAAAGATTCTAATGGAAATGTGATTACACCTTTGGGACCAAATACAGATAAATTAAAAAGGTGGAATGATATATTAGATGACATATCATCTGATCCTGATAGTATCAACATCGCAATTTCTAATAAAATTTTACAACAAGAAATGTGCAATCCCAGTTCTAGTCAATACTACCAAAATTATAATAATAATTGGAGTTCTACTGCTGCTGCTGCTTCTAGTTCGGGTTCATCTTTTAACCCAAATCAAGTCACTGGATGTTCTACAGAATTTATAGATGAAAATGTTTGGTGTGGATATTGGGCATATAATGCGAACCAATGTGCAGCAAATCCTGGTTATATGTTAAATAGTTGTGCAAAATCATGTAATCAGGTTAGTGGCAATCCGGCTACTGGTAGTAACTATGTTTTTAATATACCTGAGTGTTTACCACAAAGTATTCAAACAGGAATTTGCAATGATGCTTCAATTGGAAGTGTTATTACTTCAGCACAAAGTATTTCAAATAACCCTAAACAGGATCCTTACTTGCAACAAGATGGACAATGGATGCAAAATATGTATTCGCAGTTATGTGAAACAGGAAACTAATATATCTTCTTTGTTTCAATAGATTATTGTAGTTTTATGTATTGTAGTTTTATTATTTATCACATTTCTAATTTTTATAATATTGTTAATAATTATATAGGTAGTATATAGTAATATATTTCAGTAATACAAATTAACAACTATACTAATCAAAAATAATCATGCTTAACATAATAAATAATAGTATTAACTCATTAAATTCCAGCACTTTTTTTGCTGGAATCATGATGATTTGTTTAAATATTGGTTCAAGGTATATCCAACTTAATTTAGACGAGTCTACAGAATCGTATATAAAATACGCACTTACAAAAGAAATCATGGTTTTTACCATATCATGGATGGCGACAAGAAATATTTATATGTCACTTGGATTAACCGCAGTTTTTATAGTTTTAGCCGATTTTATTATGAATGAAAAGAGCAGGTATTGTTTATTGCCGAAGAAATTTATTCGTTCGCGTAGAATGAATGAACTAGTGGATAATAAGATTTTGTCCGAAAAAGAAATCAATGATGCATTGGAAGTATTAGAAAAAGCAAAAGTTCAGAAATTTAAACAAAATCAGTTGAACTATTTAGAGTCGTATAACTTAAATAAGTTTTAAATAATTAACACATAAATAAATATTAAATAATTAATATATATAATATTATTCGTATAATATAATATATAACATCGTATCATATAAACATAACATAGTATCATATAAATATGTCAACGAGATATGATAACGATAGTGAAGATGTTGTAAAGGAAAACACAAAACAGACTGAAGCTATTAATAAATATATTATTGGAACACTAAAAATGTATATTACACCTGAAATATTTGTAAAAAATACTTCTGGAGATACTAAAAAACGTAAAATGCCAAGTGTATATTACACGCGACAATATACCAAAACTCCTGGCGAAGTCCAAAAAATACAAAAAGAAATAACAAGTGAACAAGCTGCAAATAAGTTGCCTAGTGGTAGTGGTTCTTCAAGTGCTTCGGGAACTAGTGGAATAACTACAGGGACAGGGACAGGACAACCCCCTCAACAAATGCAACAACAACCACAACAAAGAATGCTACAGCAACCTCAGCAACAACAACAACAAATGCAGCGACCACAACAACTTGTTCGCCAACCAACTGAAGTAATGGGTGGTGGTGCTGAACCCATGTATGGTATGGGTGGTACGGGTATGGTTGGTGTAAGTGGTCTTAATTTTCAAGCAACAAGTATTTCGAATCGTGTAGACCCGAATGCTGAACCTTATATTGCTTCACTTATTAAATTTTCAAATGCTGGTTTTCCACCTTACTCTACGTTAAAAAGCCAAGTTGATACTTTTTTTAACCTTAGAGCATTTAGAGGATTTTTGAAAAAACTAGGTAATCCTGTCACGATAAGAGATCCAAGTAATAAACCTATAGATGTTGAAAATGCATTGGGTCCAACTAAAAAAATTGTAGATGATGAAGAAAAAACAATCACACAAACTGATATTGAAAAATATTTTAGAAGTGTTTTTGGACATATTAGTAATACAAATTTACCTGGTACACAAAATGTTAAAGAGGAAAATATTGAAGGAATCATTAATTTTTGGTCTACAAATGAAAAACCACAAAAAATAGGACAGGCGTTTATATTTTTATATACTATTCCATCCCCGCAAGAGTTGCGCCAACAGGCACAACTATCAGGACCAGGTAGAAATACAAATGTAAATAGACCAATGATGTTAATGGTAAAAGATGGCAATGAGTATAGTTTAATTGGAGGTTATGTTGATAATACGATTAAAACGATTGTAGGAAATACTCAAATAAGCAATGAAAGTGAAACAGAAGTAACAACCTCTGATGTTATTTCTACAACTATTAAAAAAGAATTTTATTCAAAAACAGGAACGCGGGATTTTCCTCAAAGCATTACATCGAAATATTTATTGTATAAATCAAAAATAGATATAGCTTATAAAGATAATGTTGCAAAATTAGAATTAGAAAAAATTAACCTTAAAAAGATTGAAGCCAGTATAGTTAGAATAATTGAAGAAATTAAAACATTTGATAATAAAATAGTTTCTGAGAAAGATAAAAAAGACAAATTAGATAAAAGTGATCCTGAATATAAAAAAAAAAAAGATAGTATAGACCTTGAAATACTCACTTTAGGTAAAGAACAAAATAAAAAAACTGAAGAAAAAAAAACCAATGAAAAGAGTAAAAATGATTCTGTGTATACTATTACTACACTTCAACATAGTATAGATGAAAGTGAAAAAAATCAAAAAAAAATAACATCTATTATTTATGCAGTTCAAATAAGCTCAAATAATATGCAAACTATTATTCAAAATTCAAAAAGTAGAACTACCCTTGCATCAGGTGAACTTGTTATGGTTCCAATAATAACTATTTACAATGTATTAGCAGGTAAACAAGTATCAGATAATATAGCAATACGATTAACGCAAAAAAATTTACTATCTTTAACTATTAAAATTTTACAAAGCCAAAAAATAATATCGCAAATCGCCGATGCTAGTCAAATTGGAAATGACTATTATGAGGATACACCTCTTATGGAAGAATTAAAAAAATGTTTATCAGAAGAATCAATTACCGAAATTCACGATATCGTAAAACATAATATAAAATTCATGTTGGGTATATTTTTTTCATATAAGAATTCATTTAGTTACTCAGGTATTCAATATATTATAAATTCTGTAGACTGGGATGATAAATTTAAACAACTTAAAGTTAAATCTAAATTACTAAAACGCATGAATGCTAGTTACTATATAAATTTAAAATTATTTCTTGAAAAACTAGAGCCGGGGAAACTTCCAAGTGATAGAAAAGGCACCTTCCTCGAATCGTGTGGTGTAAAAGGTGCAATTATACGCAATGAATGGAAAAATAATTTTGAGTCTAGGACATTTGACGGATGGAAGAAAGTCTTTGGTTTTGGTAAAAAAAAAGAAGACGAAGTCAAAGGTGAAGGTATATTCGATAAAATAGTTCCTTCTTTTATCAAAAACGCGATTAAGTCAATAAAGAATCCATTGATGTCTCCACTTGACCCCGGTGTTTTACAAGTGTCGCTTATTCAGTATTCACTACTTGGGGAGGTAGAGCTTCAAGAATTTTATTACAAGATTGAAAACTCATTTGCTGGCGTTGCATGGAAAAATGATAATACATGGGAGAAACGAAAACAAAGACTATTCGCTGCAATGGATGAATGCCAGGCGGATATTTATTGTTTTCAAAATGTGCAATGTTCTCTTGATGTATATAAAAAATGCGTTGATGAAGCCGTATCAGATGGTGATGATGATACAATAGAAAAAAGATTAAAAATATTACGTGATATTAATAACTTATCTACTTATAGAGAGCGTCTTATTCTTTATTTTAATAAAATACACGAAAAGTTAATTTCTACACATGACGCCGAAGGTCTGAATTGCGTTAGTGATATATATGAAAAATACAAAGATTCATATGACTTTGTTTACTTTTTTGAACAAGTATTTTACACTTCTGATGATTTTAAAAAAAATCATAGCCTTTATTCACTTAGTAGTAGTAACATGTTATACCCTGAATATGGTAAAAAAGTTGCACTTGGAAATTTAACCATGGTTAAAAAAAGTAAATTAGAAATTGAAAATAAACTACGTTATGATGTTCGAATAGGAGCAACTTTTTGTTCAGAAACAATAAGAAAAAGATTTGATAAATTTTTTCGATCATTTTCTTCAACCACGGATAATTTTAAAGATGAATATGCGTCTATGTGTAGAAACAAGTCTTTTGCATCTATGGTGTATATTAGATTTAAATCTGTCGCAGATGTTTCTACATCTACATCTACATCTACAGATACGTTAACATTAGGAGATTCTCCAACAACCGATAAACTAGTAGAAGATAAAATGAGAAATGAAGAAAAAGAATTTAAAAACGATGACGCTTTACAAAAAGTACTTGCATCTAATGTAAGTGAAGATAGTAACGCCGTGGAAGCCGAAGAAGAAGAAGAAGAAGACGAAGAAGAAGAAGACGAGGGAGGCGAGGAAAAATACGCCGATAACCAACAAGCAGAAGCACAAGGAGGTGGAGCACCATCATGGTATGATAAAGACACCACAGAAGTAGATGGGTATGGTAGGCTAATAAAAAAACCCGCCCCACCCGGTACACCCGATAGTGAACCATTGCCATGTTTTGATATGAAAGATACATTATATATACCAAGATCGGATTTTAATAGTAAATCATTATATGGAATTTGCAATATAAAATTTGATACTACTGATATATCCGAAAAACAAAAAGTAGGAACACCACCTAGTTTACCAAAAGATGTCATGCAAGTTATTTTAATGGCAGTATTTATTTATAAGCTACGATTTAATATGCAGTCTTATGGTTTACGAATTACTAATCTAAATAATAATCCTTTTATTGTTTCTGGACTTTTTAGAGATGATATGGTTACAGGTACCAATAATAATCCTAAGCTTAACACTGCATTAAAATTATTGACAACAGATACAACAACTAAGTGGAGAAAAAATTTGGATAACGATCAAATTTTTGGTAAAAAAGACGGCCCTATTAATAAATTTGTAATAAGTATGATTATATTAACATATTTACGTGTAGGAAAAATTCGAGTAGCTGGTTTTCATCCGATTCATAAAAATTTTAACCCTAAGTTAATTGGTGATATTTATCCACTTGAACAACGTTCAGGTTCAGGTTCATCAATATCTGAGTTGATAATTTGTTGTGATAATTTTAAAATATGCAATACTGACCCAGGTAGTGACAACGCAATGTATAAAATGATACCCGCAATAAATCCTAACCCAAGTTTACCTATATTTCCGAATAACGTTAACCCGTCAAATAGTGTTGCAATTGGTGGTGTTTTTGATATAACTCCACCTGACATATTACAACATGTTGCTGTTATAAATAGTCAAATAAAAGAAGGACGTGATGCAGACGCAGAAGCAGTACAAAAAGCAAAAATTGCAGCAGTTCCATATGAAGAAGGTGCAAAAACTAGTTTAAGTGATATAAAAAAGATGTTTCCTGCTTCTGCTCCTCTTTCCACCAGCGTCGCTCCTTCTAGTGTGGCTCTACCTATTGTTTCCAGTAGTGCTGTTACTAATCCTGCTGCTGCTGAAGCAAAGGCTGCTGCCGAAGCAAAGGCTGCCGCCGAAGCAAAAGCTGCCGCCGAAGCAAAAGCTGCCGCCGAAGCAAAAGCTGCTGCTGCTCTCCTAGCTCAACAAGATGCTGAAAAAATGGCTGTTGCTGCTGCTAAAGCAAAGGCTGCTGCATCGACTCCGGAAGAGATTGCTGCTGCCGACAAACTTATAAAAGAGGCTGAAGCTGCTAAAATTAAAGCTGCCGCTGAAGCAAAGGCTGCTGCTGAAGCAAAAGCTGCTGCTGAAGCAAAAGCTGCTGCTGAAGCAAAAGCTG